TCAAATATATCATAGTAAGCAACGCCATATTCACCTACTGATATTTGTTGCTTTTCTAAAAGCATTTTTAGTTCCCAAGTTTTTTTGTGAAACCATTCTACTGCTGTCTGTTGTACCATAGGTTATTTGGTTTTATGCGATATTTAACTGACTGTAATCAATCGTAAACACCGCTTCAATATATTCTATGTAGCAAGTACCGTCACTTTCATTCCCTTGAATGTAAACTTGTGTTCCTTTTTTAAGATGCCAATAACCAGTTTCCCAGTGTTCACTTTCGGGTAAAAAATCTTCTTTAAGTGTTGCGAGTTTACCTTTAAAAACATCGCATAACACGGGTTTGGCAAAATTGCCGTTCTGTTCTACTGCTGTCTGTGCCATAGGTTTATTTATTTAGAATTATGGAAATGAAATACTCCTTATCAGTTCTTTGCAGCCTCATTACCTCTTTTGTCCACTCTTCAATGATTGCTCTTCGCTGCTTTACATAGTAAAACTGTTTTGTTTTTACCACTTCGTTGTCCATTATGAGGCTTACTTGACCTTTATATTCCCTGCTCATTACTTATTGTTTATAAAACGCCTGAAATCTTTTTGTGCCTAAATATTCTGGGCTTTTAATTAATCCATCGCCGTAACCAGCTAAACTCTCTGCTCCAGCTTCATCAAGTACAACTCTGCTATCTATTTCTTTTGCAACTCTAAAGCATATTTGAACAGGAAAGTTAACCTTTGCGTCTCCTGTTATTATTTTAGAACTTGCGCGTTGCGTTGCTGCAATAATTCTAATGCCAACACTTCTTCCTTTTTGCGCCAAAAGTCTCAGGTTTTCTTCAAGGCTTTTTATATCTCCCACATGTTGTTTTGTGTATTTTGGTCTTCCATCGGCATAGTTACCGGTTTGCACGTTTTCGTATTCTTTTAACTCGTTGCCCTTGCGACTATTTGCAACGGCATCAGCAAACTCATCAAACACTATAAGGATGTGTTCTTTACGACCATTTTTAACGAGTTCATTCATGTGTATAACCAACTCTCCCATCGTGTTTTCAATATCAATTATGTCGTTATAAACCCTAGCCTTATCACCGTATGACAAAAATTCAAATTTAGGATCCAGTATATAAACATTTTCGACACCAGCTTCTATTGCATACTCTATCGTTGAACGAAGAAACACTGATTTTCCTGAACCAGTGGATCCACATACCATTATGTGAGGAGTGGCGTGGTTCTCTAAATCCCAATAAACAATTTTATCAAAGTTATCAACACCAACAGGGATTTTCTTTTCGGTTAAATACTTTTTATCCCAATTTAGTAAATTGTTTGTTCTCTTTGAATATTCAACTGGTAAATACGATTTGTTTTCGTATACCATCAACTCGTTACCGATTCTAACATTAGCAACATCAAGTGCGCTAGCTATATTCAACCTGTATTGGTTAATGTTATTGATCTTGGTGCCAGCGGACACCTCGATTAAAAATGTGCAACTACTGTAACCCTCAAACTTGTGAGCCACTTGCACTTGTACTCCAAATGATCTTAACGTGTGTTCAATTTTTTGTTCTGTTGTCATGTCTTTATTGCTTAAATCGTAGTTAATGAATGATGATGCGTTTTCCTTGAATTTTTTAATTACCTGTGGTGATATTGACGCGACGCTTGCGTCTCTAATTTTTTTTAACCTTTGTCCAATTAACGACTTTTTAGACTCTTCCACGTTAAAATCTTCCACCTCACTGATCATTGTGCGAGCCCAAAAGTCATAAAGCTCGGCTTGGTCTACAAAATTATCCGATTGGTTAATCATGTACACGTGATCTGGATCATTTACGGCTTCGATCATACGTTTTAGCGGTTCGTATAGTAAGACCTCATATAAGCGACGTGTGTCTTTATCTAATGTAATTGCAAACTTCTGCATCTGTTTACCACCGTCCTTGTTTTTGCTAGCCTTGTTTTCAATAAACCACACCTCGTCTATCGTTTGTCCTGTTTTTGACTCATAACATAAGACATAAGTGATAGCTTGTACCCCAATGGAAAGAGCGGCCTCTTGTTCGTTTGTATACGTAGACTTACTTTTATGATCAATTACAACTCTTTTACCGTCTTTTGTTAATATAACAAGATCTATAACGTAACGACAGGGAAGAGGTATGTCAACGCCATTTACGGATACAAATTCTTCACCCTTTGTTTCAACCTCTAGTACTTCCATGAGATCTTCTGTGTATAGACTAACCTCACTCAAGAAATTTTTAAGCAACCCGGAACTAGCAACGTTAGCTTTCTTTTTAGCTTCTTCTATCGTTGGGCTTGTCTTTTGTAACTTCCACGTGTTGGCTGGAACACTTTCGATGTAATCGAACGCAACCTGTTCTAATTCAACTAGATCAACTGTTTTACCTTCCTTTGTTTTTTCAAAAAACAACTTTAGCGATTCGTGGTATGCATTACCGGCTATAGACGAGGCGCTTTTTCGTGAATAAATACCAAAAATAAACTGCATCTCAAATGCCTTTTCGTTTCTAGCAAAACCTGTCACCTTAGAATAAGACCAACTATTTATCAAAAAATTACTCTGAAGCTCCTCTATTTGCTCTGGTGTGTATATCTTGTAAATACTCATGGCATCCATACTTTATCGTTATTAGTAAATTGCGCTTGCTTTTCTTTAAACAAGGCTTGAATTTTCACGCTATTATCAACAACGGATTTGTTTTGTAAATACAAACTGTGTAAGTGAGTTTTGCTTTTAACCTCAGCTAGCACCTGTTTCCATTGTTCGAGAGATTCTTCTTCTGTGACCACTTGTGTTGAGCGCTTTACTGTTGTAATGTTTCCATCCTTATCGTCATCCGAAGTTGATAGTCCAAGTACTCCTATTAAAGTGTAACGCTGCAAATACGTATGTGTACTTCCTTTTTGCTGTATGTCGTTTTTTGCACCTGAATTATCCAAACCACCTTCCATGGTAGTAGTTTCGGAATGCCCGTCTAAGTGGCTTAAAATGCAAGTCACTTTCATTTTGTCGTTTTCTTCTGAAAATTCCCATCTATAAGACAAGCCACATTCATTTAGGGATTGTTTTATTTGTTTTGTGATACTACCAAGATCGGCGTAATTATATTGAAATTGACCACCGGTTTTCATCGTAACCTTTGCTGTTTTCGACTTCTTTAGGTTAGGAACTATTTTTTGAAATTTAGAAAGCGCCACTAAAAAACTTTTTTTAGCCTCCTTTTGTTCCCATCGTTCTTGTAAATCCATTAATTGTTTTAACTTATCAATGTCAAAATTGTTTTGTACGGCCGTATTCAAAAGTTGCATCGGATCTAGCGCTGAAACGTCATTCGCGCTATCGCTTTTCGTTACCGTTTTTCTTTCGCTCATGTGTTTTTTATTTAGTGTTTAAGGAAATGATCACTTCGTCAACTGATTGCCTAATTCTTTCAAACATTGAATTGTGCAACTTTATTTCAGCACGGTCAAAAAGCCCACTCAAAATAAAATGCTGGTACTCTCTTACAGCCTCTTTCCACTGTTCGCAATTTTGAAACCCCATAACGGTTTTCGCAAAACCGCCTCCGGTTTGTATAGCGCAAACCAAACTGAAAATTGTTACGGCTGGATCAGCTGGAAAATAATTAACATGATTGGTGACAATACGGTATTGAATAATAGCCGTGTGTCCTTTGTGGTGGTAGGTTATCATTTGTTGGCAATTTTCAACAAATGTAATACAATATTTTATACTACAAAATATTTTTTTCAAAAAAAAAGGCGGCTATGTAGAAACATGCCGCCGTACGATTGCTTGCCAACTATAAAAGGAATTAAAAATACGTTTTTTTAGTTAACTCCAAAACTTCTTTTCTCATGCTTTGTATCTTATCCCGGTTAAAATAAAACTGCCCGTCTTTTTCTATCCAGTCAGTATTTTCAAAGAAAAACCAGCTCCGGTTTATTGGAAATTCGGGGGTAAAGTCTGCCGGCAACATTCTATTTTCTATCCACTCAGCGGATCTAAAAAGAATAGCCTGAGCCTCGGTAATATCTATCCAATTAGTTGTCAAACTTTGTCTTTGATAGGTCTTTAATAAGGGCTTTGACAGCTTTTTTCATTTTCTTTTTATCCTCCGGGGTAAAATCAATCGGCTTTTTATTGCCGTCCACGCCGTTTAATTTGTGATAGAAACGCTTTACATCCGGGCAATATTGAGCAAAAAACTGCTTTGCCGGAACCAGTTTGAAAAATTCATTTTTATTCATGGGGGCAAATGTAGTATAAGACATTGTACAATACAAGATATTTTGAAATAAAATTGCAAAAAAAACCCGACGTAGAAACGCCGGGTAAAACAACTGCATGAAAAAAACCAACTTTAAGCCTCGTTTGTGGATATAGGCATGCCGTTTGGGGAAACGAAACGGGCAACTGCCGACGCCGGCTGACCGGAATTGTAAACCGGACGGCGAACTCCGGACAAACGGGACTTTAATAATCTCGTAATGCTGAAACGGTTACCTTGGTTGCCGCCCATAACATGATAAGTTGTTTCGTCCTCAGCAATGTAAATGCCTACATGCCCTCCCCCCTGACGGGTGAAAACAAGGGTGTCTCCTAACACTGGCTTTATAACCTCTTTGCCGAACTTCAAAAAGGAGGCAGCTCTCAATCTATCGTAACCGGCAAAAGGTACTTCCTTGCCGGCACGGATAGCAATAGCTGTCTGAGCAACGGCGCACCATGGCACGTCGTCGTTTTTATAAATGTCAGAAACGCCAGCGTCTTTTGCCATTTTCAAAATAACCGGGTTGCTCTTTGCTCCAGTTATTTCGGTAGTGTTTTGATCCAGCAGCTTTAACCCCTCGGCTACCATTTTCGGCAGCACGGTAATTTGTAAAAGCCACTCATACTGTTTTGGAATTTTCATTTGAAAGGAAATTTAGGGTATAACCACAAAAAGTTAGAAACTACAAGCAATACCACGGCAATTAAAAAATACCAATACCATTTGTTTGCCTTAGCAATAGCCGTGTCCTTTTCTGATATTTTGCCGTCTAAGTTTGCAATATTTGACCGGAGCTGGCTGATAGTTTCAGCGTCGGCTTTTTGGCGCTGCCTATCCACAACGGTAACTCTAATTGTGTCCGGTCGCTTAATGGGTATTTTTCTTTTCATTATAGCCTCTTGCCCGTCAATAAAGCCTTGCATATATCCTCCCTCAGATAGTTCAATTACGGTGTCAATCTTAGTAACCGGATAAGGTATGCTGTCAATCCCTCCGGAAATCCAAACGGCCACGGTATCGTTGGCGCATGGGTATAACTCCAGCACTGCCGGCTTTATTTTGTCAATTAAAGACCTACTCCCAAGTACCCTATCAACTGCTTTTGTGTCTTTTTTTACCGGGCTGCACCCAAAAAAAACAAGCAACAAAACGGTTGAAACGAAAATAACAGGGAACCAATTTTGTTTAATTTTTCTTTTCATTTGCAAAAACTTTACCGTCACTGTTTTGAAACAAATTTTTTACCAAATAGGAAAGCCCGGCTGCTAGTCCAATAAGGGCATGCGCCTTTAATTGTTCAACAGTAGGGAGCTGGCCGGCATCAAGCGACTGAATTACGCCACTTAAAGCGGCGGCAAGGAAGGCTATTAAAAAGCCATTGAGCGCGTCCCTTAAATTAAGGGAACCAAATTTTGATTGTTGCATAAATGTAGATTTTGTTATTTTTTATCTTGTTTATTTTGAAGGGAAATTTTTACATCATTGATGCCCTCTTGCAGTTTGTCGAGTTTTAAATTTATTTGCTCGTCAGTTTTTTCCTTTGCGTTCATTCTAAGTTCTAAAGCGGAAAGGCGAACGTCAGTTGTTTTCCAAAACATGAGTAATGCACTAATGATAACAACACTTGCCGCCAACAATTCACCGTGAGTTATTGACAAGTGTTTTTTTGGTGTTTCCATTTTTACTTTTTTTGCAGATTATAAAATTTGAGAATATAGTCGTCAATGAGTGTGTTATCCGTTCCCCATTGCTGAACTATGGCAGCAGGAATAGGTACGTTACCATCTGTTATTTTCTTTCCCTTCTTATCGTATGCCACAACATAGGCGGTGCAGCCCTGTGTGGTATCTCTGCCAACTCCGAATACTACCCACGTCACCTGCGTTATGGTGTCTTTGGTTAGTTTGTTGAATTCAATAGGTTGCACCTGTATAGCAGCAGGTATTGTATCTGTTTGCACCTGTACGGGTGCGGTTGTGAGTGTAAAGGCGGTAATTAGTGCGGTTATCATTTACGAAGTAGTTTATAAGTTATTTCAAATCCTGCTGACCATGCCAACATTAGCAAAATTACGTTACCTCCGCCATAAAAAATAGCGGTAGCGATTGAGATGAGCATCCCGTATTTTACAAGGTGCCACCCGTCAAGTCGGACAATACCGAGTGTGTTAGGTACTACCTTCCACGAATAGTTCGGATTCCACCAATCACGATTGAGATGACTGAATATGGACTTATCAAAGTGCCACATAAGTACATCCATCCATCCGTTGAAAGCCCCTGCGAGTATTATGAAAAGATAGGACATTAGTTAGATATTATTTTCCAGTTAGTGCCATCGCACATGATAGTAATTCGTGACCATTGTGTAGATAGCGTTTGCGTTGTTGCCCCATCAATGGTTTCAGCACCGTTTCCATCTACCGTAATTGTACCTGTGCCAGAGTTCTTTATTATTAGTATTCTCCCTGCGTTGCCCGATGCTGCAAATAGTGTTACCGTGAATGTTCCCGTTGTACAGTCAATCAGATAATCGGAAGTTGTAGCCGTGTAGGTTGTAGTACGGGCAAGATATGCCTGTTTCATGCCTGTCATGGATGCAGAGCCTACTACCTGCAATTTATCAACTCCATTATTTGTACTTCCATTAACCGTTAGCCACCCATCGCCCTGAATAAATGCGTTATCATAAAATGAAGTATTCCCCTTGCCTCCGTTCCCATTAACGGCAAAACATAATGCAAAAGTTGGAGAGTTGTTTCTATGGTAAAACTCAAATTGCCCTGTCGAATAGTTTCCACGCATTTGGCCTGCCCATCCATTTGAAGTACCATTCGCCAAAATAGTCCAGTTTGCATTTGTTGTACCACTCCCCTGATTTATGTCATTGGTTACAGAGATGTTATTCGTAACCGATAAATTTTGAGCCGTTGCCCTTGCTGATACATTCATACTCCCACTCACCTGCAATCTATCTACTCCGTTGTCGGTGGTTGTGCCGATGAGTGCGTTACCTCCCGAAGTGATTGTCATGCGTTGCAATGAGTTTGTCCACACCCCAATACTACCCGTTGCTCGTGCATCCCCGGAAATAAATGTCGCACTATTCCCATTGGTATTTTCTTCAAAAGTGAAGTAAGAAACATTTGCGGCAGTATTTTTGCTTCTCATTTCTGTTGTTACTCTTGCTATACCATTTACATCTAACTTTACCCCCGGACTTGTCGTACCTATTCCGACATTGCCAGTACTTAATAATGACAATGGCGTATTCTGATTAACAGAACCATTTCTCATTACAAAGTCAATTCTTGTATTAATTACATCGTAATTATCAGATATTGTTGTAATAAGATTAGCTGCACTGCTTCTGCTTATACTTAATGGGTATGTAGAACTTCCAAAAGATAACTTTGAATCAAACGGGATTGACAAAGCATCCCATGGACTTGTACCTATTCCGACATTGCCCGATGAATTAATAGTCATAGCAACTGAAGATGCCGAATCAACTATTGATGAATTTCCCAAAGCACTCGATGAAGTCCATTTCGGGATTCTATTAGTTGTACCACTACCACTAATACCACCTCCCCCTGCCCCTACTTTCTGCCATGCCCTCTTATACCTCACATACAATGATGAATCAGCAGGTCTTATCAGTACCTGTGAACTATCAGCAGGGGTCATTGCGGAAGTATCACGGGTCGGAATACCTAATGCAGTAACAAAACGCTGCCTTCCAGAAATTTGCGTCCACGATTGAGCAGATGCCGTAAAACAACAGAAAACCAAAATCAGTAATAACAGTTTTTTCATTAACTAACAGTTTTTGAGTAAAGAATAAACAATGACTCTCCAGCGTCAATTGTCTTGCCATTTAACAAGGATAAAACGCCAGTCGCCTTATTCCAACTCCAATCGGTATTGAAAAGAGGCTTGATTTCCCTTTCCACTTGCACAATATCGTAACCAATTAAATTATTGCTATTTATATCAAGTGGCGTAACCTGTGTTGTTCCGTCTTGATTGCTGGTAAATGAAGTTGATAAAATGACGGTGTAAATTCCAGCGGCTACTGGAGGAACGTAAGGAGCAGACGGCACATTTGGTATGCCTATTATTGGGCTTTGTTGAGTGACAAAATAAACGTTCCCTAAACTTGTCATGTCGGTTGAATAAAGCTGATTAGTAGCAGAAAAAGCCGCGTTAATTAATTGATTAACTACCAAACTATCATCCCAAACAAACTCTTGCCGGCTGTAAATTTGCTCGTCCAGTCCTTCAATACCGTTGTCTTGCATTAGCTTGTACAAATAGTCCAGCGAGCCATAAGTTTGTAGGCATACGTCATAAATAGACTGACCTGCTATTGCGCTATAAATTCGCATTGGGTACGGCGTTGGGGTTTATTGTTAATTTTCCGGAACTATCAGTGCTTATTTGAGGGTTTGACACTTTATACCCGTCGGAGGTTAGTTGAATTTGAATGGCTCTTTTTAACGTTTGCTCTTGGCCGGCGCTGTTGTTATATGCAAAAACGCCAACTCCGTCAGCTGGGTTTTCTTTCCACCAGCCGGGGAAAGCATTTAACGTGTCGGCAATATGTTGATTGTCGCTTTCAGAAATGGCGAAATCTCCATTAAGGATATATAAGTCGTTTTCAGAAAGTGCAAAGTCTTGGTTCATTATCCCTGAACAATTTTCTCGTTTTCAATATCCCCCCTGTTTGTTGGCGTTAAAGTTCCGCTTACCGTTGACGGCGTTACCGCTGAACTTCCGGGCCCAGTCGTTACCCCAGTGTGAACGTGGCTGTTGTATGCCGTTATCAACTGGTTAACCTTATTCTCCAGGTTGTTTAACTTTTGAGTGAGCTGGATAACTTTCACCAGCCCTCCAAAAGCTCCGTCATTCAATTTTATCTCACCGTCGCTTATTTGAACTTTTGTGTCAGCTATTTCAAATAACAACCCGTCAGCGTCAACTTGTATGCTGGCATTATTTTCTCCAGCAACAAGCAAAACTTTTTCTATTCCACTAAATAAAGCAATAAAAGGTTTATTGAATGTACTGTACGCTACAATGACGTTGCTATCAACAACCGGAATTAACAAAAAGCCGTCGTCAACGCTTGCCATTAACTGTACATTCTCAACAGTCATGGCTCCTTGACCGGTAACGCTTGTTACAGTGCAAGTTCTTTTTTCCTCATTAACGCTGTCAACAGTTGCCGCAAAAACGCTGACGTTATCTTTAAGCAAAGTGCCAGCCATTCTTTGAATTGACTCTATTATTTGCCGGTTTGTCATTGTATTGGGTTTCCTTTTGCGTCCAGCCTTGTTATTAAATAGTCCAGCTCTATTTCTTGCCTCAATCCGTTTACGCCTCCAGTGTATTGAACTGCTTTTACCTTGTACCTTCCGTTTCTTTCGGGAAGGATAGCGTCTAAAATATCAACGTTATCCCCGTGTCTAACATAGGGCATGCCAAACGTCAAAAACTTTCCTTTAAAGCCAGTATAATAGTATTTTCTCAGCTCGTTTTCCGCAAGTTTCGCCAGCTCGTCAGTTGACCTTGCTCCCAAAAAATGAAGGGTCCTTCGCTCTCCTCCAGTATTGGGAGGCAGCGGCGTTTCTTTTGAGCCGACAATAACCGTCGGCTTTTCGCCGGACCCACGGAAGGTTACCAATACCTCCAATCTCTTCTTTTTTGTTTTTGGCTGGCCGTCTTTTGTAGTTTGACCGGTGTCCTCTTCAATAATGTTTGAAGCAACGGCTGACAAAATTGTGTCGTCCCGGCGCTTATACTCCAGCGTGTCTGAAATGATATTTTGCTGAAACCGAAAAACCTTTTTACCTGAGTCAAGCGCGTCTTGCTCAATGTATTTAAAGGAGCCGCACCTCAGCTCGTTACCACGGAAGTAAGCCTCAAAGTGAAAGTCTTTTCTGAGCCTTGCCAGCACCTCGGCAATAGTTTCGTTTTTGGTTATAAAATCTCCTATACTTGTACTGGCTTGCTTATTTACGGTAAAAGGAAGGCCGGCGTTTTTAATCATTTCCTCCAGCATGGTTTCAACCGTGTACTTGCTTTCGTTAAAAAACCCGTTATTCCCCCCAGCAGCTTGTTTTGTTTTTAAAATGTACATGTTATCCTGTATCTCCAGCACAAATGGCTTTTTTGACGTCACCCCTGATATGTACCCCTCAAAAATGGTTTGCATAGGGCTAACCTCATTGCCTTGCTGGTCATAGTAAGCATAACCCCACATGATCGTAACCTTGTCACCCAAAAGAAAAGTTGGTACCGTTTCGGAAAAGCCTCCAATGTTTACATTCGTTCCTCCTAAAGAGTACCGCTTGCCGCTTTTGTCAATTACAAAAACGTTTTTGGGAAGAGTAATTGCGCCGGCGTCGGTGAGGTTTTGCCAGCTGCTTTGAAAGTCAAATTCATGGCAAAAATTGTACACAATAGTTCCTTTGCGAGCCGGAAAATCAGCCGTCGGGTGTTGAACAAAGGTTATTTTTGTAAGTACTCTATACATTAGAATATTTGAAGCTCCAGCGGCTCGTCGCTAATACAAATTAGGGTAAAATCTTGTTTGCTTATTCCTCCAGCCGTTTGCGGCATAGAGTAGTCCACAACCACAATGTTATAAATCTCCAGCGCATTAAGAAAGCGGCTTACAACGGGAATGGGCACCGGAGCCTCAGCCATTCTTTGCAGCGCAAGCGCTTCTGTTTCAGGGTATTGACCGTTTTCACCGGCAATTATTCCATTGATAGTAATTGCAAAGTCGTCTTTACTGATATATTCCTTTACCGTTCCGTTTTTACCCTGGATCTGCGTTTTAATAATAATCGAAGGCCGGGAAACGGTACACAATACAGTTTGCAGCCTCAGCTCGTCGGTAGTAACTTGCCGGTTTTTATTGAAATCGGTATATGTGACTGACTGGAAAAGCAAGTCAATAATAACCGGGGTTCCCAGTGCACTTTTATACAGCTCTGGATCCCGGCTGTCTAGCTGGTTAATTTTGCCCTCATAGGGGTTATCCCTAACCGCCAGTGGTTGCACATTTACAAGGTTAAACGTCCGTACCAATTGCGTCAGTGGAACGTTAGGAATAACAACTGTTTTTGTATTAGGGGTCAGTGCCATTATTGTCCAGCGATTAATTGTGAGTCATTCGTGGCGTTAATAAGCGCCTGAGCAACCAGCTCTCTAATTTTTGCCGTTCCTTCGGTTATGTTCGTCGTGGATATTTTAAAGTCCTTAATCAAAGAGTCAATATTTACGGTCATAGTAACGGCTTTTTGACCTTGCGCTCCTTTCGTTTCGCTTTTTGCTGGCACCAAAGCGTCAGCAGTTTTATTCCCTCCGGCTTTAGCGGCTGACTGTATTGTTTTGGGAGCTGCCACGGTCTTTTTGGCTTGGTCCGCTGCAAAGTCCTTCATTCCACTGTCGTAACCGTCTTTAAAGCCCTGAGCAAGTCTTTTACCGGCGTCAATATACGCGTTGGCTGTTCCTTTGAACCCCTCGGTTATCATTGCGGCGTCAAAAGTCATGACCCCCTTTATTACCTTCCAAACGTTTTCAAAAACGTCAACAACGAGAGCCGCCCACGCTTTAATTGTTCCCCAAACCCCCCACAATACAGCCCGGAAAACGCCGAACTTTTGATAGGCTAATACTATCCCAGCCGTTAACACTGCAATCCCGGTAATGATAAGGCCGAGAGGGTTGGCGTTCATTGCAACGTTTAAAGCCCATTGTGCTACCGTCATTAAGCCAGTTACGATAATTCCTTGACCCATGGACAACAAGTAAGCCTGATAGGCAACAGTGGCCACTCCGACCCCTATTGCCAGCGCCATGACTATATCCTTGTTTTGTACCAGCCAGTTCCAGCCGGAAGCCAATACGCCAATAAAACTGCTCAGCCCGGAAATAATTGCGTCAATAGCCGGCTTTAAGTCATTGAACATTTGAACGGATAGCTGAAATACGCTGTCGCCTAAGTTAGATATTCTAACCGAGGTGTTTTGCGCCATGTTTCCCAGTCCGTTCGCATAAATTCCACCTTCCTGAGAGGCTTTTTGCAATGCCAGGGTCAGCATGTCATAGGAAACCTCCATGTCTTTCACCTTTTCAATAGGCTGGTTGGTGGCTTCGGCCAGTACCTTGTAGATATTCACCCCTGCAAAGGCAAACTGCTTTATGTCCATGGCAGTCGCCTTCCCTACGTTCTTAATTTGCTGAAGGTTCACCACCATTCGCTGCAATTCATTGTCACCTCCTCCAGTTGCCGCAATAGCGTTGGCAAGGTTTAACACGTCGGTACGTGCGTCTTTTGCTCCTACCCCGGCACTGATTAAAGCCTTATTAGCAGCAAGCAGCCCCTCGAAGGCAAACGGCGTTTTTGTCGCGTCCTCCATGGTGTTATTGATAACTTGCTGGGCTTCGGCTTTGTCTTTTAGAAGGGTAGTAAGTCCAGTCAGCGCATTTTCTACCTGGGTTCCAGCAGCAACCATTTTTTGACCAAAAGCAACCACGGCAGCCGTACCAAAAGCAACCCCAACGGCACTGGCAAGATTATTAGCCGCGCTTTGAGCCTTTCCTAAAGTTCCTTCAAACTTGTTTACGGCGTCGTCGGCTTGCCTAATTTTACCAGTAAGTAAGTCCTTTAAGGTGAGTGTATATTGTACTTCTTGGTTCATTGTTGCCATTTTACTTGATTAGCAAGCCCCATGTAATACTTAACCCTTCCCCAGCATTTCCAAAAATCTTCGTCCGTTAACGTGTCCGGGTCAATATGCAAACAGCAGTGAATGAGCGCCGAAATACGGGTTTCATCACTGCTGTCCTCATTAACCGTAAAACGGTCTATCATTTTTTTTTATCTACTTGGTTGCCGGCAAACTGTATCATTTCAGATACAGCGTAAACGGCTCCCATGTAGTATAAGTCGTCCTCGGACCTTTCGGAGCTTATACGAGGGTCGCTATGCTCTTTCAGCAGTATGGCCTCCAACGCTTGACCGCATGCACTATAAAACCCGGTTGCGTACTTGTCCATTACCGCCAGCTTTACGGCTCGATTAGGCTCCTTAATAAAACCCACAACCGGCTCTTTGTCTTTTTCTACAAAGAAAACAAGTGGGTGAACTTTTATTTTCAGCTCCTCGGATAGCTGTACTGCTTTTTCACTGGCAGCCAATTTAGCCGCCTTTAGTTTTTCTTCCATGCTTTAGTTGTTTTGTTGTTTTAAAGAACGTGCTTTACCCCGGCAATAATCAAAGGTATCTTGATGAGAATCTTTGAATCGCCTTGCTTTGCGTTGAACGGATCCTCCATAAATTCGCAAGCCTCTAAGTTATCCTGACGAAACGAAAGAGCTGAGTCACCAAAAAGCACCTGGATAGGGAAAGGCTTAATCAACAACGGGTCTTTTGAAGGAGCCGCTGCAATAATTCTACGCCACTCGTCCAAAAAAAGCGTTACGTCTGCCTCATACTCCACGTTGCCATAACCACGGCTAACAGGCTCAACTCCGGCACCATATTGGTTTTCTTTTGCTTGCTTACGGGTATAATTGATCTCGGTAATTCCCACAACGGGAACGCCGAAAAGATTAAATTTGATGCTGGACCAGCTGTAATTTACTCCATTGATAAGAGCAGTCATATCTTAAATTTTAAATTGTTACGTCATAACCGATATTAACCACAATGTTTCTGCCAGTAGCGATTTGCACCAGGGTAACATTGATAGTCAAAATACCGGTTGAAAGAACATTTTGCTGGGTGTTTACGGTGACGTTATATCCACTCAGCTCGGCATTTCTTACCATTTCGTCCAAAGCAGTTCCGGCCAGTCCTTCAAAATAAGCTGCTGCCTCGTCGCTTAAAGTTCCGTCACTCTTCAAAGTGATAGGGCTATTGAGTGCCGGCAGTACGCTGGCATAAATGCCACGGGTAGCTTTTTGAATTGTCCGGTTGTCACTGATATAGGCATAGTCGCTGGAAAGCGCAATGCTGGTGCTGTTTTCGTTGAAATAAGAGCCCGAAATGCCAACAAATTTTCTAAGGAAAATATACCGACGATCGTCAATCGTATTGAGAAGGCTGTCGGTAATGCTGGAATGCGAGAATAAAACTCCGTTTGCAAAAGCCAATACGTCATTCTCAACTCCGTTGCTGATATTGAACTGAGCAACCCACGCAATAGAGTGAGAAACTTTTGCTTTGGCAACAGCTCCTAGTGTGGCTCCCAGTACAGTAACAGACTTTCCACTCATTAAATAGAGCCTTGCCCCTTTAGCGTTTCCGTCTTGCCCTATAATTGCCGAGCAATAGTGTGCTGTTAAGGTTGACAAATCCGCAATGGTCGAAATGTCGGAAACCGCTGCAATATCTCCAGCGTAAAGAGCAATGATCTCTTTGTGAGCCGCAACGTTGGCCGCACAAACATTGTGAATGGCAGTAATATCCGCACTTGCAAAAGCAGCACCGTCTTTAAAGACTCCAATTTGTCTGATTTTACCGTTTGCAAAATTTTGCATGGTGGTAATTTCAGTAAAGGTGTAAGAGCCGGGTACAGCATAAACGCCGACAAACAGATTTCCTTGCGGCTGCAGGCGGAAATATTCGCTGATGTGGTAATGCCATATAGAAAAACGAGAGGAAACGCCACCGGTAAACTGAACAATGGTACCAGCCAGCGTTGCACCAGCGCTGTATGTGGCAGTAAGAGGAGATCCCGTGTTCAAGAAAACCCCCATGCCAGGCTTTGCTGTAATCGTAACAACGGCAGCAGCGCCAACGGCTGTATATCCGTGAGTATTAGTCCCGGAATTAATAGCAGCGACAATAGCAGTTGCAACGAGGGTAGTGGTACTTTCGGCTGACGTCTTAGTATATGCTCCAAGACTCACAACAGCCCCCAGCATTTCGTTTACCCTTAATTCTACTCTGTCACCGTTGGCTCCGAGAGCTGTAACGTTAAAAGTAGCTGTTGCTCTCGTTTCGTCGCTGAAATTGCCTGTAATACCAGCGGCCTCAGCGTCAGCAAGGCTGAAAAACTGCCTCACCCTGTTGTTAACGCTAAAGCCGGAGGGCAACGTGGCGCTGAAAAACAGCAAGCCTGAAATATAATCTTCACCGGGCAAGGCGCGGCCCAAGCCTCCTTGTCCAAGATTGAATGTGATGTTATTGAGTGACATTTCGTGTTTTTTATCCGTTCAAAATCTCTTCCCGGCTTACTGGACTGAAACCCGGCTTTTCTGCAAAGTGCCAGCTTCCTTCTTCGTTAAAGAACACACAATCAATGTGGGGGTACTTTTTCAAAGTAGCCACCAGCTCCTCATTGTACTTAATCGAGGGTTGTTCGTTGTTTTTAACAAATTTAGCGCCCAGTTCAACCGAGCTTGCTTGTTCTTTTTTTGGCCTTCCCATATCAGTTGTTTTTAAAGATCATTATTGAACGACGCGGCTTTGTTCTACCCAGCGCACCCCGTTAAAGACAAATACGATAGTCGCAACAGCTCCAGTTGATAAGGTTGCGGCTCCTGTGCTTAAAAAATTAGGCGGTGCAAATTTTAATCGGCGTCCGTTTGTGCCCACAACTTGAATGATAATTTTATCTCCGTAATAACTGTTGGTTACAATAGGAGAGCGCAACGTAAGGGTGTCGTTATTCAAGTTAACGCGATAGTACGTTTCAAAAGCACTGGGATTGATAACAACAGAGTCAACGCCTACAGCGTCGGTAATAGTCGGCGCTAGTTTATACGTCAATACCCGTCCGGTATTGTCCTCGTTCTTTTTTGTTCCGAAACGTGGTACAAGTCCCTGAGCTGTTGCCCCATAGGCAAAAGCCATTAACACTAACAAAGAAAATAGTTTTTTCATTTTAATTTATTTGAGGAAAGCCCCATTACAGGGCTTTCCGATTAATTATTAAGAGTTGAAATATCCGGGGGTGAGCGTGGTGTACAGGAAAATCTGATTAGAAAACCCGTACTGAACGTCAAATTTCATCAATCCTTTCAGGAAGAACAGCTCACTGTTGTTCTGCAGGCGCATTAACTGGAGGTTGTTGTCCTCGGTTGAGTTCATACCCACATACAAGTTGGAGCTGGTATCAGGCAAGCCCTCACAAAACAGGATTGTGTCGTCCGGGAAACCGGCAATAGGCACTACTTCATAACCTTTCCAAGGCTTAATTCCACGGTCCATGGTGTTCAAACCTTTGAAGGTGGTACCAGTAACCAAAGCCGCTTGATAGAATTGCTCGGACTCAATAGACATAAAGAACTTCATTCTATCATACCTATTTGCCCGGCTAATCAAAGCCTTTCTATTGCTTGCAACTAAGGTAATCAGAGCGTCCATTTGAGTTAAGATATTTGCAGCACTTAACGCAACGGGGCTGGGTACTTGCACCACGCTGGCGTCATTGACAAACTTTTTCATAAAGCCGTCCATAAACATCAGCTGGCCGTTTCCGGGGTCGCCGGGAGTTGCGTTATAGGTTGTGGATCCCATCCAGATTTCGGTTTCGATCTGCTCGAAAGTCCGGTTAAGTGCAATCTGCATCATGTAGTTTTCCGCTGTCAAAGGCAGTTCACGCGCCAACAATGTGGGTGAAAGCTGCTCGGCTAACCAATGTTCTTCAAAGTCGCGAGGGTTAAACTCGGTGTAAAACATGTGATCTTGCGGCTCCAATACTCTGCCGTCAATGGTAAAAGTTCCATTGGTGTTATTGCTAACCGGTGTAGCAGCACGTGGCTGGAGGGGATTTGAGAGGTCAATACGACCGATAGTGTGCTTCTTTTTGATACCGTCTTTTACATACACGGCACCTTTTTGGATCGTGTCCATACCGAAAGTAGCGGGCAACCAAAAGTAGCTCGCAAAAGTACCGGCATACGACGTGTCATTGATTAAGAGTGACATTTTGCTTGATTTTTATAGGGTTAATTATTGTTTTTTGGTTTTGTTCATGACTTTTGCCATTAAGGAAGCAGCGCTGGTAGCAACTTCTCCTTTTTGTGGCTCAACGGCAATGTGAACAGCAGCCTTATTCAAAGGCAAGCTCTCCAGCATGGTCTTTACGCCGGTCATATCGTCCTTCGCTTTCGCAATCCACGATTGGAGGGTAACGTCGTCGTTTTTGATACGACCTTGGGCAGCATATCCCTTAATCATGTTTGTCGCCTCAGCAACGCGAGTAGCCTCAGCAGCAGCGTCTCTTTCAGCTTGCAGCTGTGTGAGTTGCTCCTGTGCGGCGTTTAATGCTTGGGCGGCTTGTTCAGCGGCTTGCGTTTGTGCGGCAATTTCCGCGCGAAGAGTCTCTATTTGAGTTTCTCTTTCGGTGAGCTGATTTTGAATTGCCTCAATAGCAGCAACAGCGCTTGCCTCAGCAGCGTCAATGTTCAGCCCCAGCTTGTTCATTACAAGTTTCATCTTTGACGGGGTTTGATTATTAAAATATTTATTCAAAACTGCATTTGCCGCATTCCAAATAACACTCAGGTCATTTGTTGCACGGCTTACTCTCGGAGCATTAAGCCCAGCAGTGTTTTCAATTTCGTCACATAAATTCATGGTCCGCGCCTCTTCTGCATTGATAAAAGAGGTTCTGTCCATCATCATAGCCACGGCTTGCTCGTCCATTCCCGACTTTTGGCAAACAATTTTATTCAAACTGTTTTTCATGGACTCCAAAACGCCGTCGTCTGAGCCCTCTCCGGTTGCGATATACGGGTTATGGTACATCAAGATTCCATAGTCAGCCATTACGCGCTTTCTGCCACACTGGAAAATAACCCCAGCCATTGACGCCGCAATGCCAGCGCAGTATGTATCAACCTTGGTCTTGCTTTTCAGAATTGCATTGCAAATGTTATATCCGTCAACCACACTTCCCCCGGTAGAATTGATCCAAACCTGAATGCGCTTTTTACCCATGCCGTCAAGCGCCATAAGCTCGGAGGCAAACTTGCTGCCGTCAATTCCGTAACCGTTTTTATCGTCCCAGCCGCCAATGTGTTTGTCCAACATCATTATTGGTTCGTCTGAGTCTATATTGATAACGTAGTTCATGTATGGGTTTTCCATATTGAATGTAAATTATAATTCCAAAGACATGCCAGCCCTTTTATACACTACAATTTTAAAACCTATGTTTTGACTGCCGCAAAATGCGCTCCTGTTCGGGTTTTGGCATGCGGTCAAAAAACTCTTTAATTGCCTGAGTAACCACCTCACTTTTTCTCATTTCGTTTAAAGAGGCATAAGCCACCGTTAAATTGTGGTATTTTGGAGGAGGATAAGAATGTACTCTCCTTTTCAATGCCTCCTTAGTGGACTGATAGGTTTTCTTTTCTGCCATATATACGGGTTTAACATCTTTGTCCTGTATCAGATTGAATTACGCCTGTTAAGTCATTCAAGTTAAAAATAGAGCCGTTGAAAATATCCCTGACGTATGAATAACCAGTTACTGGGTTTGTTAAAGCGTCGTCAAAATACAATGTCATGCCAGGCGCAATAGCGGCAGCGGTGGAGGCGGTGTATAGCGTTTGTTCAGGCAGCGTGCAGATGTTCGGATAATTAGAGAACGTCGCAATAACCAACGTCCTCGGAAAACCAGCTGGCGGCGGCGTAGTGCTAGCATCAATTGCTAAGTAATACCTTTCAATCATTAGAATTGCTTTAAAATGTATGAAACTTCGTCGTTTCCAGCGCTGTTCTTTCCGCAATACATGCAATAAAGCAAGTTATTTGCGTTTACGGCGCTGGCAAGGGTTCCGCTGTCTTTTATCACAGTACTACCTGACGGCTGACTTACTGTTAATGAGCCGGCTGACGTAAGCGTGAATTTAATTCTGACTACCGTTCCGGGAACTGCATTTGTAAAATCAAAAGTGATATTAAAAGCGGCAGCTCCGTTTGAACTAAAGAAAACGGCTCTATCCCGGTCAAATCTTACCGTATAGGTTCCGGGCACAGTGGTATTCAGCTCGGTGTTAAGTGCACTTGGCGTTGGCACCATGTTACCAAAATCAAACAGCCCACTGCCACTGGCGGCGTTGCTGAATGTGATCTTTCGTATTTCGTGAACATTTCTTGGCACGCCGTCCGTGAATGTAACCGGGTCAGCGTTTACGTTGTAAAACGTTGTTGTAATTGCCGCAACAGCCGCTTGCGTTACTGTCAAAGTAAATGCGTCCACTAAATAAACTTCACCGGCGTAATATATGGCTCCAGCGCTTACGTTCATTGAGCCGGCTGATCCGCTGTTCACACAGCCGAATAAAATATAGGCGCGCGTGGTGTCCGTATCTCTTCTGATTACGTTTCGTGCAAGCGCATTGACAGCCTCTTGATAGGCTAACTGTAAATGCTGTAATGTGCCGGCTTTCACTGGCATTGCCGTTGTATTACTTACCGAGGAGGTGCTTAGTTTTCTCATTTTTAGTAGGTTACTATGTTATAAGTTAAGCCGGCTGGGACGTATTGGTCCACAAAGGCTCTAAATATTTTTTCTCTATTTGCCGCAACGGTGTCCAAAGCATTGTAAACAGCCACTGGGCAATTTATTGTGAAATTAAACTGAACGGCAAAGTTGTAATCATTAATAACAAACTCCGAGGACGTTTCATTGAAAACAACTGAGGAGCTATCCTCGTCACCGGCTACGCGAAACACAGGAATTGCAAGTGTGTTGTTCGTAATGTAAATATCCGAAACGTTTGGCGGCTGCCTAAAAGTAGTGCCAAACCATTTATTCATGCCATACTCCAAAGTCAACTTTTGACCGGTGTACAATATCCTTTCCGACAAGCCAATAAAGTTTTGCTGTACAACTTTCCAGCTGGCGGTGACCGTTGGTAAATCGGTGTTTCCGCTTTTTAGACTTTCGTAAACTATTTTGTTATATCGAACTTGCGCATATTTCGCATACGTCCCGGCTGCATAGGCTGGGGCGGTGGATCCGGTGCGATATGACCCAAACCAGAGATCTCGTAAATACTGCAATGGGGATAAAAGTATTTTAACCCACGCCACGGAACGGGTGAAACGTTTGTCCGGCGGGAGCATTTGCGGGGCAAACTTTGAAAAGTCTATGTCGTAAATGGTCGGCATTATTCAGCTATAAAGGTTATACTGTCATTCAGAGTGTTCCCGGAAGTGGTTTCACCCACTATGTAGCCAGCAATGGTAGCCCACAGCCTTCCGATAGTTTGTTGGTTTTGAACTAAGAAAGATCCGTCCCCAAAAGCGGTACCATTCGCACGCGCGCGCACGTTTACGAGCACCACGTCATTAACGCCTTCAACTCCGGTGATAGCGTCTTCCAGATCGGTTATTTTCATTTGACCGTTGAAGGGTATTGCAGCGAGGTAAGCGTTTATTGCCGCCACCACATTCGCTTTAATTACAGCGCTGTATTGTCCGAGGTAGTACACATTAGCCTGAACAAATAATTTATCCGATATTTCGGAAGTAACTGAATAAGCCACGCCAGCTATGCCTATCTGATTAATGTAAGATTGCAGCGCTGATAACTGTGGCGCTGACAATGCAGCTGGCGGCTCTCCGGTAGCGACTTTAATCAATACGCTGTTTGAAAGGTTAGTCGTTACGCTGCACCTGGTGATTATTCTTAGCGTTTCGTCCACTATTGGGTAAGCCGGTGCGAAGTCTATGAGCTGTACCACTTGGGGGGTTGTTGCGCTGTATTGAAATTTCAAAACCTGATCTTGCACCCATGACGGCGTTGCCGGGGCTGCTTTGGCTGCTGTTGACTCTACCGAAATGGTGAAAATATCAATGAGCTGCTCCAGTGCATTAATAGCCACGGCCACTATGTATGTGAACAGCCGGAAAATAGCTCTCTTGCTGGTTGACGTCAACAAGGGTCCCAGCGTGGTGTCGGCTGCAATGTTATCCAGCATCTGCTGTTGGACTTCTGAAATTTGTCGAGCCATTATTGAGGTATTTTGTAGGGTTGTTGAATTGGGTTAAACACTGGCTGGTCGTCTTTTGTGACTACAATATTCACGTTTGTAGGCGGCTCTTTTTCTACATAAATTCCTCTACCTAAGTCATAGGGGCTGCCTTTGCTGTCAATAAAGTTACAAACGAATGATATAATGTAGTGATAAATATTATCGTGGTCGTAATCTTGCTGCTCCCCGATTGATACCATTTGTCCGCAACCGGTTGGCTTAAACTGTGAGAGAGCCGCCACTATTTGATCTCGTATATCGAAAACAAGTAAGTCTTGCTCAAAGTTGCCGTCCTCGTTGTAATACTCATGTACAAGGTGAATATTAATACCAATATCGGCACTTCTAAAGTTTTGGCCTATTTCTTGAAACACTACTGGGCTGACCGTTTCAACAAAAGCCGCCGGCTTAGGATATACATAGCTGTTTCCAGCTCTTTCTGCCTCAATTTGATTATTCCATATACGGGCATACAAGTCAACCTCAGCCCCGTCGCCGTTTGTCACTTGAATAGTGGCCAGTTTGGATAATATGTCCTGTAAGGGGGCCCTTATGCCAGCCATACTTTTGTTATTTGTTGGTCAATTAATTTTCTTTGCATTTGCCTAAGCGTTGCGCTATCACCCATAAATTGCCGCTTTGGCATTTTAAACATGTGCGCTTTTACCTGAGCCTCTCCCGTGCGAGTGTATATCGTTGTCCTTCTATGCGCCTCTTTCAGCTGTCCTTTTTTGTTTCTCTTTAGTCCGATAAACTGGCGAGTAGTTGACTTCGTAAATAAAGCCCGGCTATGTGCTGCTCTCATTCCGTTATATCCTTCATTGTGTACCTCCGCATAGGGTAAAGCCACTACCAGCTGAATTTTCTCAAAAGATTTTAAGCGGATAGACTGCTCCACGGCTCTTCTGAGCTTTCCCGATTTCACCAACAAAGCACGGCCTTCTGATTTCTTACCGGTGTCGTCCCTTTTCTCCCATAGTTTCACGCCATTGTCGTCCCAGCCTTTCTTTTTCCAGCTTTGAGCAAAAAAAGTCTGCGCCTGATTAGCAAGCAAGTTTGGCAAAGTCCTTTTCAACTTCTCCACGTTTTGAACAACTCTTCGGAACTGAAATTTGTTGTCTGCCATTTTATTTCATTGTCAGCAAGTATGCCGTTTTCATTGTTAAAGCGCTTATCTCGTCAAGTATGTTTTGGAGGGCAGTTTCAGGGGCAACACTCCTAACGTTTTGTGACGCCAGTTGTACGGCCACCTGAAGCATGTACTGGTTAATGGACCCGGCATACTGATTAGCTGACGTTTTAACGCCGCCTTTAGGCCGTCCGTAAAGCCCCCCATACGTTTCCACAAAGCTGTCGGTCAATTCGTTCCACGCTCCATAAAAGTCACCGAGAGCAACGTGTTCAGCGTAACTTTCGGTTTGCCAGTGATACAGCTTTACCTGATTGCTCACTTGTAAGAAAAAAGATACCAGTTCCTCTATTTTCATGTTAGTCGTTTTTGGGAATTTTGAGGTTAAAGTTTTTTTTCGCCAGCTCCTTGTCTTTTGGAGCCACGTCAAAATAAGGGTGCTTTTTGCTGAAAATATATTTGTCCTGTCCGGGGTTCATTTTAAACAAGTCGTCCATTTGCTTTTCGGTTTCCTCAACTTTTGACTTCTTTTCCTTAGAGCTGGTCTGCTTTCCCTCGGAAACTTGCAATAGCAAACAGCGGCAATTGAAATGATTAAGGGGAGCAACCTTCTTCCAAATAGGGTCGTTAACCGGTGCGATAATTCCGTCCAATGGACGGCAAATGTCGCTTGTCCTTTTATCCAGTACCGCTGAATATTCTAACAGCGGAAACAAGTCAGCATTTTTTTCTATTTCCGTCCACTTCCTTGCGGCTTGCGCCTGACCCGTGGCAGTGTCGTACTCTGTTTGCAACCAAGTTTTATTGTACAAAGAATAGGTTTGGTCTGCCTTTTCCCGGAACTGCTTAAACGAAACTATTTTGCCGTCCTCTCCAATGAGAGCGTTGCTCATTTCCCTTACTTGCTGGTAGGTTTTTGCCGCGCTGAAAAGATATATGTTTGTCCTCAGCTCGGTTAACAATAACTTATCAACCGTGGAAAAGCCGGCTGGCATTTTAGGAGCTTTCAAAGAACTAAGGGTGGTGCCGTAACCCTCGTAAATTCCTTTTTTTAAATAGTCAGCAATAGCAAAGTACAATGAAGCCGGCAGCGCACGGGGCCTTATCTTTCCAGTGTATATGCCTTTGAACAAGGCTTGTATGAGCCGGTCGCTGTATTTCACTTTACCGATTTCATTTTAAATTCTTCTTTCAGTCGCTCACTGAACTTTGCGCACTTTAGTCTGATTTCGTTTTCGGTCATTTTCTCAATTTTCATAACCGTTTCCATTCCGTAAACACGGACAAGGTTTTGCCACTGTGTTTTGGTTCTCCTTACCTGGTCAATCCCAAACGATTTCTCAAACTCTTTCTGCACTTCCGGGAGGCTGGCTTTACCGTAAAGCACCTTTTGAGCTGCGATAACTTGCTCGTGTGGCTTTAATAGCCAGTTGAACAGTTTTTCAATGATTTTTAAGCGGATAGTTCTCATGTTGTTTGTTTTATCTGTAAAGGTTAAGTAATTTATTTTGAACGCTTTCAAACTGTGCTTTTTCCTCTTCGCTTTCCTGTTCAATCTCCTCGGCCTCGCTGGTTTTAATCCCAGTGCGCTCCTCAAAGTACTTGGCATCCATTTTAAGCCCAGCGTTTTTCATCGTCTGTGCTATCTCGGCTGTCACCTTGTTGCTGGCGTCCTCTCTTGCCCGGAAAGCCTCTTTTTCGGCGTCGTTTTTATACTCAAATCGGATATTTTCAGGCAATTTAAAGCCTAAGTTGCGCATTTTTGGCAACAACTGTCCGTTTATAATGCGCTCAACAAATTTTCCGTCTTTTACTTGCTTGTCTTTTAAAGCAATCGCTACCGGGCTGTCCTCGCCTTGCCCCGATCCCAACTTACCAGGGGTGCTATCTACGGCGTCAGCATGCCCCAGCACTATCTTTGATACCGTCTTTTGACAGCGCTCTTCCAAACTTTCGTAAGCGGTGTACCCGGTGCCGGCCATACCGTTCTCTAAAAACTCTATTTCGTCCATTGGATCGATCAAAGCCCAGCCTGCGGACCCCATGTTCTGGATGGCAGACTCCAATTCTGCTCTTTCGGCCTCCTCGGTTTTGGTAGTTTTACCCACCCGGTAAGGCATGGCGAACAATTCCACAAAGTCGCCGTTATACCCTAACGTGTTTCTCAGGAAAATCTCATAAAGGGCTATCTTGTAGAATAAACCGTACCCACATGTCCCCACGCCGTTCTCGCTTGGGGTAGATACCCATATATGCCAGTCTTTGTACGGCTCTTCCGCAAACTTAGAGCCGGATAAGGAATAAATAAACTCAGGCACATTAAGACGGTCCGGGCTTACGTTCCAGCGCCGAATGAGAGAGGTATTGGTGAACTGGTCGCTTTCAATATCTCCCAGCGAAACAAGGCTGTACCCAAAAAACAACGCGTCCAGTATATACCCTACCAACAAGTCAAACCACTCAGCATTGAATAGTTGCTTAAGCTCGTCAATATCCTCCCCTTTCTCGTCTTTAAATGAATAGTCCCGGAGCAGCGTTAAGTCTTTTCTCCTTTCCATGAGAGAATAAACGTGACCATTCAAAATTGTATCAATGTACAAGCGCTGCATTTTTACCCGGTGTGGGTACCAAGCGTTTTCGGCCTCAATAACGGCCTCACGCCACATAGCAACGTCATGCCGTAAGCGCTGGAGCTGTACGGGAGCAATTCTATTTGTTAAGTTCCTTTGAGGGTCAGTTGAGCCGCCGCCTTGTCTTACAGCTACACTACCGGGAGCGCCGAATGTAACAGGCTGAGTGTTGGCGCTAAAGGCATTTTTGACGTTTCTGAGTCGGTTACGTTTACTCATTTTTAGTTTTTATTATTTCCAAGTTCCACCGTCGTTGTAATTCGGCGTTGTTGTTTTCCATGTTCCTGAAACGTTCAGCCAAACCACTAATTGTTTCCATACCCCGGAAACGTTTAGCCAAGCTATTGTTCCAGTCGGAGGTGCCGCTGCTATTACAAACTGAACGTACTCAACCAGCTGAAACAAAAAATTCGTTACCAGCGCTGTCACGTTTTTGCTTACAACGGTTTCTCTTGCCACGAAACCCTTAACGGCGTTTGCAGTTCCTTTATTCCGAATGAGAATAACTGGCGCTCCTCCAAAGTTAAGGTTGTTAGCCATTACAGTACGGATATTTTAGCGTAAAGGTCAACACTACCGGGCAATGAGCCTGACGGCACAAATCTTCTCCTTGTACCAACAACGTCAGTACCTAAGCCGGCTACCCATGCACTGCCATTCCAGTACTCAAAGGTACCGTTAGTCGTACCGGTTGAGGCCTGAGTAAGCACCAGCGCGTTTGTGTCAGCTCGGTATATGTTAATCGTGTGAGTGGTTAATGAAGCCCCAAACAATGCTGACTGCACCCATGCAAACGTTCCGTTGGTGGTATTAAAGTCAGAATAATTCCACCGATATTGAGAAGGCAGCGCGTCGTCGGTTTCGTAAACAAGCGCCAGTGACAATATCCTTGCCGGTAACATAACTACTCCAGCCGTTCTGAATAGAAAAGCAAACTGAATATTGGACGGCGTACCCAGTCCTGACAAATCTCCGTTTTGAGGCACATCAGTCCACGCTCCGGTGTTGTCGTCTATGCCCGACGTTCTAACTTGCAAGCGAAACATGTCCGGTGCAACGCCCATAGTCAAATCTCCAATATTCTGCATGCAGTCAACGTATGCTCTATACAGTTTTGCCGGCGTTGCTCCAATATTAATCTTAGGGCAAATAATTCGGTTATTCACGTCCGCAATAAAGTCCATATCAGCGGCCAATGGATAAGCCGAAAGGCCGTTTACGGTAGCGGTAGCAGCCGTGTTGTATATCCAAAACAGCCAGCCGTCCTCAACCCAAACGAAAGGCGAAGCCGAGCTGGGATAGTGTACAAAAATAGGGCTGTCGGTATCTCTTAAAGCGGAAATGGTTTGAGAGCTTGCGCATGCTGCTCTCCGGTCAATTTGCTGACCTCCAGTGTAGTAATCGGATATATACAACGAGGCAACGTTACCGCCTGAAACGCAAAAAACAAGTTTGTCAATAGTTCCGGCAATGTCAACAGATAAAAACGTACCACCGACAATGTTTGTATTTGCGCCACCCGGAGGGACTTCGCTCATGGTGTCTGCTATAAATGTGGTACTACCGGCCACAATATTTGCAAGAGGCACCCGAATTATACGAGTCGTTGTAAACAAGTACAAAGAAGCAACGCCGCTACCGGCTCCGTGGTTTAAGGTTGCCACACGACCGTTATTATTCTGCGATAAGTTACCAGTTACAGCCTGAGCGCCGGTAACAACTATGTCACTTCCCGTGAGCGTAGCAGCTCCAGCCGTCAACGTCAATGCAGCTCTAATATTGTACCTGTATAAAATTAAAGAAGCGGCAGCTCCCTCGGTGCTGTAAACGTACTGCTGCGTCCATGATGTAAAATCTCCTAATGCGCACCCTCCAATTACGTCATTTGTTATAGTTGCTGCGTCCTTTAACCAATAGTTCGCTTTAATCTTGTCAACCGTTGTCGCTGCTGGTATAGTGGTAGCCGGGTTTTGAAAGTCTGCAAACTGCAAGCCCTTTGTGACAAAAATTCCCCCGTTGGTTACAGTGGCGTTTGTGTTTGCATGCACAAACATTAAGTCCTGAATAACATAAGGGGTGCCGGCTGCAATAGTCCCAGCTGAGGCAGTTAGTGTAATTGAGGTATCTGAGCCAATGGCAGAAATCTGATACCACGTTGTAATTGCGTTGGGGTCGGTTGAGCCAAAACCTATACGGCTACCAACCGAAAGCCCCGTGTTCCAAGCCGTACCCGTACCAGTAACGCCTGTTCCACTAACGGCAACGGTGCCAGTTATGTAATTTTCAAGTATTGCCCGGAAACCCCTTACCGTGTGAGTAGTGGCAGTAGGGAAGGTTAATGTAACAGCTCCAATAAAAGTATAAGTATTAGTTGAAGGGACGAACGTCCATAACTGAACCCTTCTTGTTGCGGCTGCTCCGGCTCCGTCTGAGCCAAATATCCAAAACAAGTTATCGGTAATCTTAATCGGGTGAACAAAGTTTGAGGGAATAGCCAGCGAGCTTTCGCCAAAGTTTGCAACCCCTACTGGAGCTGGGCCGATAAACTTATCAGTATCTCCAGCGCCAAGGTTAAACTGGCCTGTGTGTTTACCACGGTTTATTTTGGTTGCGTCGTAAGCGCCACCAACGGCTACTTGCTCCAACGAGCCGTTAAACAGTTGTTCAAATGCTACCTTCATTGTTCAATTCATTTATATTTTTTACAATCATTATTGCCAAAAACATCACGCTGTACTGCAAGTCATTCGTGCAGCATAACACAAATTCGTAGTCGTCAAATGTCCCTTCCTCGGCAGTGACGTAATTCACGTTTGATGAAACTGGTTGCCCCGTCGTTATAACATTCATAGTTTACACATATTGCAAGTAAATGTCACCGTCGGCACCACCGGAGGGGGCGGCTGTACCTGAGGTAATCTTTATACCCCATTCGGTGTCGTAATCGGTTGCTGATTTTTTTCTAAGCAGTTGTCCAATTGCGCCGCCAACAGGCAGTCCGGGGCCGGCTGGTCCAGTAGCTCCTTGCGGTCCGGTTGCGCCAGTCGGGCCAGCTGGTCCTTGTGGGCCGGTATTACCAATGGGACCTTGCGGCCCAGTAGCTCCCGTAGCTCCAGTATCTCCCTTTAACCCTTGCGGTCCTTGCGGCCCAGTCAAGCCTTGTGGACCTTGTGGGCCAGTGGCTCCGGTTGGTCCGGCTGGACCCGTTGCGCCGGCTGGTCCGGGTTCGCCTTGAACTCCTTGCGGCCCTTGTGGACCGGGAGGGCCTTGCGGACCGACAGCTCCACCTCCAGCGTCAACCTCAATGATAGGAGCTTCCCCTACCACCTCTACCTGTACAACTGGCTCGGAAACCTCTATTGTTACCAATTCACTCACAGCGTTACGTTTTGGGTTACGAAATATCCTCCTTTCAGATAGGTTGTAATTACACTATCCTTCGTCACTTGCAAGTCATACACATATTCCCCGGAAGGGATAGTAATGTTTTTCTGAATGAGAATGGCATTGTTTACAATGGTAATTCCACTGCCATTTTCAATAGTCAAAACAACGGTTTGCAAGTCCGGTGTTCTTACTTGCATTTTTACAGCGGCGCTGGTTAAGTCAATAGGCAGTCCAGTCGTCTTATTGGTAAGCCGGATAGTCCGCTTCATTGTGTCGTCTTGGTAAACGTTAAAGTCCAGTAAAGCTGGGAGGCTGTCTGACGTGTACATATTAGTAAGTGTTTTGAGCTTTCACATTTCCGCCGTAACGTATGCGCGCACCTTGACGGGGTTGCAATATAGGAAGGGCTGGCGTAACGGCACCCTCGGCGCTCATTCTGAGCCAGCGAATTGCGTCGTCATAGCGCTTCACTCTCAGCTCAGGTATGTTCCGGGGAGCAATTCTGCTGTGCAAGTGGTAAAGGCAAATGTCAATGGTCACCGCAAGTAACTGCTGGCTTCTTAAATCTCCGGGCGTCCAGTAACGGGTATCAATAACGCTGGCGAAAGCCGGCACCGAATAGTCCTGAACAAAGGCCCACTGGCTTGCACTCTTTGGCAGTGACGGGTCTAAGTTAGGCAGCGGCACATTCTCGTATCTTCCGTACTGATACTGGCCAGCTGGGCTTAGGTTAACGGTTGCAACAAGGCACCGGTAAATCTTATCTTTCCATATCACTTTTTCACCAACGGCGTAAGTATCGGTAAATGAAAATTTCCTTTCAGGATATTTCGCAAAGAAAAAGTCGTATGGCTCTCCGATTAATTTCCATTTTGTGTGGTCAAAGTTTCCAGTGGCGGTGTTAGCAATGCACTGATAAACGTCGCCTTGGTGTAACGCCAGCGCTCCGTTGGTATATGTGTTGTTGTTATGGTAAGTGTCAGCATTGATATAAACACGGCTGCCGGCTTTGTAAGTTGCCAGCTTTCTGTCCCACTGGGTGACGTCTTGCATTTCCTCGGTGACGTCATATTTTTGGGTCAGGTATGCTTTTACCTCTTCCGCTGCTTGGAGCTGGGCTGCATTTAAGACGTTTAAATCATTGCCAATAATCTGATTGAGATTGTCAGTTTGTATCTGCTTTTTATAGTCTGAGAAGATTAAATAAGGCATGGAGCTGGCATTGTACGCTAAAAATAAGGGTAAAAAACGAACGGCGCATTTTTGTAAGCTACAATTTTTTTACTTCGGCAGTTCCCAATAAAAAAGGGCAGCCTTTTCAGGTCTGCCCAGGAACACACAAAACACAAACTTAAAGCCCGTGTATCAGGGCGAATTTATTCACTTTTAGTTTATTTAGTTCAGCGATTAGGTTATGGTTTTGGGTTCTTTTACCGAATAGCTCGATCAGGTTTTCGGCGCACTCCAGTTGAAAATGGTGTTTGCAGCTTTCTATAATGGCTGCGATCCAGTGGTATATTTCGTTCTCGTCCATGGGTTACAGTTTTTCTTTTTTCTCGATAAATTCATCAAAAGTGTCAAAGTAGTCGCCTTTCCATTTGCGGCCTTTGGTTTCCTCTTCAAATTCGTTGGCAAAAACAACAGCAAGGGGAATGAGCGCATGATAGCCGTTGTGGTCGGTATAGCGCATTGATAGGCTGCCAGGCTTGTTGTAAGTTGTTACCAGGTGCTGAACTATCAAAAAATGGGTTTGGATCCAGCTGTCGATTCCGTTAGGTGAAATGGGTGTCATAGTCTATGGTTTAGGAGTTAAAGTTTTCGTCGTCGTACCCGGTTTCCTCTTTGTCAATGGTGAAATATGCCACTATTGTAACTATGAACAACATCATGGCTAAATATCCTTCTAACATTTGATTAGGTTTTAAGGGTTAACGGTTGCTTTTTCAACGGCTGAAATTATTTGCTTGTACCACTGGCGCTCCTCTTCCATTCGCTCGGAAAGAGGCAAGTTTTTGCCAATTTCATAGGCGACCGAGGCCTTGTCGGCTCTCCGGGGGTTGGCGATTATCTTTTTGAGGGCTGCCAGCAGCTCCGGGGCGGCTGCAATTAGTCGGGCGTTGGCCTCAACCTCCTCCGGCTCCATTCCAAACGAAGGAATGACCGTGGCAATATTTTTGGCGTTGTAGCGCTTGTCCTCCATTATTAAATAAGGAGGAATTTTTGACTGTGAGCCGGACGTGTTTTTTACTAACGTCCAGTTTCCGGGTGTGTGTTTGTGTTCCATTTTGTGTTTATGTTTTTTGGTGGGTGATTAAATTTTTCCTTCGTCGGCCATGCTGTAATAACTTTGCTCAGTTAAAATAATGCTGTCTAATAGCTTGCAGTCAAATAATGCTAAGGCTGCTTTAACTTGTTGCGTAAAGGAAATATCGGTGTTGGATGGAGTCAAATTGCCGGACGGATGATTATGGCAAATGATTGCGCCTTTCGCTAAGCTGTCTACTACATACTTTGCAATTAGGGTAACGTCGGCAACGGTGCCAGTAATGCCTCCCTGAGATATTTTGGCCCAGCCGATTGTATTATTTGCCCTATTCAAAAGCAAAAGGAAAAAGCTCTCATATACGGCAATGTCGTCGAAATAAAATTGGCGGCAGTAATTAGCAGCATCTTCCGTAGAGCTGATTTTTACCTTTATGTAATTTTCCTCATTTTTAACCGGTACAATTTTGTACTCCTTTACTTGTTTTGTGTTCATGGTGTGTGTGTTTTTTTGTCAAATTGACGATACGAATATAGTACAATATTTTATACCAACAACTTTTTTTTGAGAAATTTTAAACCCTAGTATGATCTGTGCTTAGAAGTCGGATTCTGGCCGACGCTGATCTTAGTGGGCACGCCACCTTTTTGATATAGGGTAAAGTCGGCTAAATAGGCGTAACATAGGAGATAATCCATTGAATCGGAGCAATTGTGCACCAATATCCCGTTGGCAAAATATTCGTGAACGTCCTCAATTTCCAAATCGTAAACTCTCTCGTAATTGAGCGCCGCATTTTTTTGAGCAGCATTTTGTTTTGCTCCATTTGTAAGCCGTAAACGTTCCACTGCATTTTGAGCAATTTCGCTGCTCATCCCATTTGCCAGATTTTCTATCTTCCCGCATCCCATACCTTGACTTGCATTTTTTGGAACAATATTTTGTTTCCCCAAAATTTGTATTTCCGGCATATTGGATTCCGCATTCAATACAGGTTTTTTGCTGGCGGCGTTGCTCAATGATTTTCTTTGCGTGATGCCTGTGCCATTCTCTCCCTTCTGTAGACTTGTGCCATTCTTTAGCCAAATCCCTCGCTTTCGTGTTAAGCGTATGTATTCGGGCAGCTTTAATCTCTTCTGTGGCGTTTTTTGCGTGGTATGACAAATGATTTTCCCCACGTTCCAAAGAAAGATTTTCAATGCTGTTATTAAGCGGGTTGCCGTCAATGTGGTGAATATGATACCCGGCAGGAATTTCGCCATTCGAAACCCTCCAAACGTATCGGTGCAATCGTTCCTTTTTCCGTACGTTGTTTTCTTTAATCCATCCGCTGTAATAAACCCGATCTGATCTTCGTTTTGCTTCGGGGTTTCTTTTAAACCTAAAACCGTTAAATTCAATACTGGAAACTTGCATTTTAAAACTTTGTTTGTTTCAAATATACAAAATGTAGTTGGATGTATCAACTGCCCAATAGAATAAAAGCCATGTTCCTTTGTCCAAAAATGGTGGTCAGGCGTGCATCTTATTGTTTTTTCGCCTATCTGAAACGTATTAACATACCGAATTCCATTATCAAACAATTTTTTTACCTTTCGAAAACCTTGCCTTGTGAGAACTAAGTCGCCTTTTTCTATTTGGTCAATTCTTTTTTGTCCTTCTGATGTGGTAATAAGGGTGTCTCCGGTAAAACAGTGGCCATATCGCTCGTAACTAACCCCCGTATCGGGGTCTTTTTCCTTTGTTTTAGCCTTTGTCCCGTCGCTGGCCTCCTTTAGGTACATGAGGTCGGATATGCTTTTTCCGCAATTATCGCCAATAATGACAGTCAGCCCCCCTGTATTGTGGGCAAAAATGCTGTTTATCCAGTTCCCACGCATAACTACTGGCGGTGCCGCCTTGGAAACGCGCAGGGATGGGCGATACTTGGCTAATTTTCGCTGAATTATCACAAAATCGTTATATCCTTTCTCGGTTCGGGTGTCCTCCTGCATGCCCGAAGGATCGCCATAAACAAATAAGCCGGCTGTGTGTCCAGGATAGCGGCGCTCAAACTCCCGGCAAACGTTCTCGGTTCTGTTTTGGGGACTGGGAAGCGTAATTTCATCGACCTGCCGGGCTGTTTTCCCTTCCAGCTGCCAAATGGTGCAGGTCATGTATGGGTTTACGTTGAAGTCGAATGAAATGTGCAGGGGTAGGGAAGGACTATACTTTACTTGGCCGGTGTTTCTGCCTCGGTCGAATAGCTTGTAAAAATTGCCGCCAGTTTGCTTCCTCGTCCACAGCCCTTTGGCATATACGCTGTACAGGTATGGGTTTGTGTCCTTATATCCCTCAATTTGCGCCTTTACGGCATCCGGTAGCCAACGGTTATCTTGGTAAACCGAATGATGCACGTTAACGCTATACTTTACTTTCCTCCCCTCCACCTCTATTTCGGTCGTGGTTCTGTAAGAAAGATCGGTCTTGCCCTCGAAAAATCGCTTCCAAAACCAGTTCTCGGTAAAGTCACCCTCTATTTCGGGATTTATAGTAAAATACTCCTGCAGGCAGTCAGCTTTACCGGAACGAATTGTAAGCGATATAGTGGCGAAATCCTCCTCGTCGGGAATATCCTCCTCATACCATACACAGGTGGGATCCTTAATTGATTTCAGGCTGGCCGGGTCGTCCCCGCCGCGGGCAATAAACCGGTTCCCATTTATGCAGACAATTGACAACGGAGATACCCGAAACTGAAAAAGGTCTTGCAAGCCCAAGGAATAAATGGTCTGCTTTAAATTTTCATAACTGGATTCCTGAATGGTATTGTACTTTTTCCTGTAAAGAATACATTTGAAATATTTATGTGTCAAGCAGTTATAAACCATCTGCTTTGCCACATAGTCAGATTTTGAGGAACCACGAGAACCGTAAAGAATTACATAGCGATCAGCGCATTTTGGTAGCGTTAAAAATTTTTCGTTGATTATTTTTGACCATTTCGGCCATATCACTTTTGTTGTCATTCGTCAGGAGCTTCGACAATAATGGTACGGTTAGTGTTGGTAACATCTAATTTTTCGCCATACTTTTTTGGTTTTAGCTTGCTGGCTATCCATTTTCGGGTTTCTATTCGCAGTCGGTCGCGCTGAACAACATTGCTGCCAGTAAAGGGAGTGTGATCTTCGCTTGCATGCTCCGCAATGTCAAGCATATCCTCCACGAGCAAGTCGGCCTGTTCTTCTTTCGCGCGCGCGTACTGTTCCGTAAATCCATTTGCCCCATCTTGCAACCATTTTAAAACCGTGGAAACGGCGGGCATACCGTCCATTGCGCATATTGTCCTTATGCTTTTGTTTGATGTTGCAATTTCTTCGCAAATTTTGTCTGCAATTTCTTGGGTGTAAACGGAAGGCCTGCCCACTGGCTTGCCTGACTTAACCTTCTTTGCTTCATTTTTATCAGCCCCTTTTTTTTGGGTGGGTGTTGGCTTTGCCCCCTTTTTCAATACTTGTTTTTTGGGATTTGATATTTTTAGTGGTTTTGCCATAGTATAAAGTTACGAAAGTTTTAATACTTCGGTTGCAGCCTCCATTTCTTTCAGTTTTTGCTTGTAATACTTCTCGAGCTGGTCGATTTCAAACTGGCTCCACTTAGCCGGTCTTTTGGAGGCGGCCTCCATTAAAGCCCACGTTTCCGGTCCGTATCTTTTGTTCATCGCGTCCCGGTAAACTTCTCTTTTGCCGCCTTCAAAGCCGTTGCAATGCTTGCATTGGAGGTGGTTGTTTTTCTCGTTGTACTTTGTCCCTTTGTGCTGCCGGCCAATACCGTGTCCTGCGTCGCCCTTCTTCCAGTGTATAATTCTGGGACAAGTGAAGCACTTTCCAAAGCCCTCCTTGTTAGAGTCCCGGCGGCGTATGTACTCGCTAAATACCTTCCAAAGTTTCTTGTCATTCATTACTTATCGGTTTTACGGTGTTTGTAGTCATAACTTCCAGCGCTGTACACTACAATACATATGAGAATAAAGATAATTGCAAAAACATTCATGGTGTTATTTTTTATCATTGAAGTTAAAGCCGAACCCAAAATTGTATTTATTGAACTTGTCCCACCCGGCTGATAAAGAAAAGTTCCCTATATTGTACTGGAAATTTAGCCCAAACATTATATCGGTGTACCCCTTTTGCCGGACGTACCAAAGCTCACTTGGCATTGAGGGCAGTCCTACTCCGTTGTAAAACAAGGTTTGCACCCCTAAGCCGAAACGAAAATTGCAATACAGCCTTTCGTTTATTTTGTTTCCCACTATTGCGAATATGCTACCGTCGTTTGACAATATCCTCTCGTATGAGCTGGCGGCAAAGTTTGGCACAAAGCCGGTGTAATCTTTCCCCTTGTTTCCTTTGTTGTAAAAAAACGAAATGCCTCCTCCGTATATTATTTCGCTGTTGTTTTTAACCGTCTTAAACTCCACGGAAACGCTGTTGGCTGACGACTGGCTGAATATAAAGCTGTTCGTTGACTGACCAAAAACGGCAGTGTTAACAAAAATCAAAATAGCAAGTATTGGTTTCATTTTTTTGGTATTAAAGGCTCTCCGGTTGTAGGGTTGCCGTAAATTTTTATGTCGTTTTGATCAACTGTTCTCACAATTCCGCTTTCATACAGCCTCACCATGAATTGCGGGTTGCTGTGTATGGATCCGGCTATGAGGAAAATTGCCACGCCATAACCTAACGGCGTTTCAACGTCAAAGGGGTTCAGTATTTCGTGAATAGTTTGTACTATCATTTTGTAAATGTTAAAAAGGTAAGTCGTCGGTTTCCTCTTTTTTCTCCTCTTCCGTCTTTTGCTTTTTTACAATATACTTGACGTTACCCAATATAGTCCCCTTTTTGTCTGCCTTGCGCTCCTCTTCGGTGATGTTCTCCACAATCATTCCATTGTTGCCGTACTTGTCGGGTTCGTCGAACATGATAATTGTGGCGTCTAAATAAATTCCCTTTTCGCCAACGTAGAGTCTTTTTTTGTCAATCTTTTTTACGTCCATTTTGACGCTGATGTTTGTTGCCATGTTTTTTTAATTTTAATTTTTATATCCCTAATAGTCCACCATGCAAAATTATAAACCAGTCTTACAGCGCTTGTCAATATCAAAGCTGGTATCAATATAATGAGTCCGTAACAATTCATTAAATATTTAGTCACGAACTTATCAATCGTGTAAAGTAGCTTGTGCTTATTCATGCCGCTGCTTATTTTTTATTTTAAGGATGCAGTAATAAGTGTGTGAAATAATTGCTTACCAAATTTTACCTGTTCGCCAATAATCAGCCGGCCACTTATTTGTTCAGATCCAACTGAATCAAATATTGTTCGGGCAAGAGTCGTGTTATTGAATAGCAAAGACCTTTCTTTATAATCCCGAAGGGTAAAACCGCCTTGCTTTACTTTTTCAATAAACCATTCTTCGGGGTTCTCCTCGTTTTGATGGAATTGAACTTGGTCGCCCGCTTTTAATCCCATGGCCTCATAAGCGCCTCTGTTAAATCCGAATAACCCGGTTTTTTGGCTTACCGAGATAAATGGCTTTGATTCACGCTGGGAATAGGTGTTTTCTGTGTTGAAAGTTTTTAGTTTCATGGTTTTTGTTTTTGATTATTAAAATTTTTAATACGCTTGAATTGTTCCCTCTTTTATCTTTTTTACACGTTCCTTTTTTATCTTCTTTCCGCAATCTTTGCAGTGTCCTATTCTGCTTTGTCCGTGGCTCATGCTGTAATTAAATTCTGAGAGAGGCTTTTCTATTTTACATTTATTGCATGTTTTCATAAATAAGTTTTTCGTGACGTACTGAAAACCTATTGCCATTTTTATTTTCAACAATCATTACATGATCTCTTACTGCTATTATTCTTACCTTATCTCCCTTTTTGCCATATTGCACGGAAGAGCGAAATGTGCTAAAAATATCTACTTTAAGTATTGCTGTAACTTGTGTCATTTCCTTATGTCCTCCCCTACAACTGAAATAATGTTAAACATTTGACGTACCCGGCTCCTTATTCGATAGCCATACAACTGCTCTATTTGGTCGCCGTCTAAGTTCGTTGTTATTATCAAATTGCTGTAATCGGTCTGACCGATATACCGGCTTTCGATTAAGTCAGCAAACCAGCGTATGTCAGTCCCGTAATGCTTAATCGGTATTGGCTCGCAGCCAACGTCGTCCAGCACCACAATTTTGTCGTCAGGTAAAACAATGTCGCCGGAGGTTTTGATAACCTGAGTCACCCATACTGTTGAAACTATTTGCAGCGGCTTTATAGGGTTGTTTTTTACGGCTTTGAGCGTTTCGGTTTTTCCTACCCCACTGTCGCCAGTTATAAGCAAGCCTTTTTGAAAAGAAAAATTCAGCTCGGTTTCAAACCTTAAATCATTTGACAAAAAATAGCTAAGAGCTGAAATGTACTTTGACTGAGAGGGGTTGTTTATGAAATTACCATGCTTGCCAATGTAGTGCTGCTCAATCAGCTCTCTTATTGCGGCTGCCGTCCACTTGCTTGCCTCCAATCTCTTTTGCTCTTCGTACTGCTGGTGTCTTTTTTCTTTAGCTTGTTCGTCCTCTAAATGCCATACCTTACGCTTAGCCGCCTCCGTCAATATTCGCTCTCTCTCTTCGTCTGAAATGCCCCATTGCTTTTCTGCCATTTTTTGAGCAATACGGTTAGGGTTAAGTCCACTGTCTGCCATGCGATAAGCAAAATGCTTTTTTTCTCTCTCCATGTAGTAAGACAAGTGTTGCTCAATTTCCTTTTCGGTCAATATTTGCCGGTAATCAAATTGCTGTTCTGACTGCTCCGGGCTTGCTTGGATCCTTTGCAGTTCTGTTTTTAGACTTTTCATGTGGTTGTAGTTTGAGCCAGTTTCTAAAGTGCTGGAGCTGGCGGGTTCGGTTAACGTGTACAATGCCGGTAGAATGTATGAGGTAGGCTTTCCAATACTCTTCAATTTGTTCGGAGGTTAATTTGCGCTGACCGGTAATTGCAATGTACTCCCTTGTACCCCCAATTTCCATTTCGGTTAATCTCTCCCCCTTAACCCCCTCTATTTGTTTTTTATCTTCATCTTCATCTTCAATATGAAGGTTAACTTTTGGTAGAGTTTTGGTAGAATTTTGGTTAACTACTGGTTGAATTTTATTCCTTTCGGTTCTTTTCTGCCTATTTTGGGACTGTTTTTGAGAAAACGCCAGCCTCTCAGCTCGGATCTCTTCCAGCCTTGTGTTAACCAAACCAGTGTCAGTTTCTACGAACTTCTTACCAACTTTTAACCAACTTGTTACCAAACTTGTAGTTATGCGCTGTAATCTCTCCGGCTCTTTTGGTAGCTCTCCTTGCGCCCATTGGTGTATCAATAGCCTCATATAACAGCCAAACTCTTCGTCCGTCCAGTCACGGGTTGAACGGTCAATGTCATTATAATAAAGCGGAAAAACGGGGTTTGTTGCCATAAATAAATAAAGGGGAGCAACAGCTGGTACTTCTGCCACCCCCCTTGTTAAACCTAACCATTAACCCGAACAACAGTACCAGTTTGCTGTTCGGATTGCGAAACAAATTTAGACAATATTTTGTACTTGCAAAATATGTTTTCATTTTTTTAAAATAAACTTTGCTGAATAGCTCCGTCAGGCTTTTTTATCCACCAGCTGACCGTTCTTTTGGTCACCGGATCCGGAGCTTTGCTGTGCTGAATAATTTGCCCCTCTTCGACAAGCTCTCCTCTCCGGGGGGTTATTCGATTAATAGCCCACCCCAAATGTTCTGCAATTTGCCGATCGGTGCATGGAGCAAGTTTGCAAATAGCAATAAATACCATTTGCCGGGCATAGTCTTTTTTGGCTGGAGCCTCTTTGTATGCCGGTAAACTACTAACGTAATCGTATGACATATGTTTATTTAGTTTTAGTGTTATTGCCGTAGGTTTTGGTGTAGTATTGGTCTGCATCCTTGTAAGCAAAAATCGCTGCCTTACCCATATTTAACCCATTATAAAATGCTTCAATTTTTTTTTTGTTAAACCATTCCCACCAAATCAATTTAAGCAATTGTTTTATTGTAAGCCATTTAAAAGTATTAGCATTTTCTAATAGTTTCATTTTGTCCTCTCTTGAAAACATTGCTGTCTGTTGTGCCATAGGTTATTATTTATTCGTTTTCTAAAATCCAAGTTAATTTTTCTACCATAAAAGCTGCTTCTGAACGTTTGCCATCCCAATAGCCATGTGAAGAATCTATTTCTTTGTATAAATCCCGATTTTTCTCAAACGTATATACCCTATCTTCCATTTCTTTTATCAACTCTTTCAATATTTCTTCTTTCATAGGTTATTTAGTTTGGTTATTGCCGTAGGTTTGGGTGTAGTATTGGTCTGATGATTGAAATTCTACTTCTGAATAAAGAGACACTCCTGCATTATAGCCATCACAATGCCCTTTAAAAAACGCACTCTCTATCTGCTCCCTTTCCATTTGTTTGGCTTGTTCAAATATATCATAGTAAGCAACGCCATATTCACCTACTGATATTTGTTGCTTTTCTAAAAGCATTTTTAGTTCCCAAGTTTTTTTGTGAAACCATTCTACTGCTGTCTGTTGT